TTAAATATATAAATATATGCATATTTGTTACGACAAATTGTCGGCGGGGGACACGGCACTAACTGATGGCTCAATGTATATCTAGTACCAATTTCCGGTCTTACATTGACGCCTGCCTGCTTGAAGAAGCAGGCCGACCCCAATCTAAGATTCCATCGCGATGGCAAGGTTGACCGCAGACGCGGCTCAACTTGCTTCAAATTGGTACTAGACATACACGGCCTAAGGAGGCCGCCCAAGTGGGTTGAGCCATAAGTGAGCTTGGTCCCTGTTCCCGCCGAAAATTGGCCGGAACAAATCTGGTTTGGTTCAGTTGGTTGGATCAAATGTAATATTATATATGGAGAGAACTATGTCTAAATCTACGAATATTCCGCAGAATGTAGCCGATGCGATTGATGCAGCAAACGCAACCGAAGTATCGCCGTTAAATCTGGCAGCTAGCTTGTCATCTTATTTCTATGATCCGATTACATATGGCAGAGAACAGAAGACTTGGAACACGCACAGCGCTGGTCAGTACGCCGTTGTTACTGGCTTGCTGAATAGCCTTAACCGTCGGATTAATAGCAAATCCACCAGCTATTACACCAAAGTAAACGGCGAGCGCGTTAAAAAGTTTATTGGTATCAAGGCAGAGTTGCGGCACAATATCCAACTTATCAAGATGTTTGAGCGTGATAAGTATGACGGCGATAAGCAGCGCGTTGAAACCAAATGCGACCAGCTACACAGTGAGCTATTGTTAGCGCAACAGCTATTTAATGCGCTTGCCGATGTGCACCACGCCAACACTGGCAAAGAGTTCAAGGCATTTGATCTGCAAGAAACGCATGACGATGACCCCGACAAAACAGCGGATGACAAGACAGCTAAAAAGAACCTGTCCACATGGGAGCAAGCAGCAGCATAACAGTACCACATAACAAAACCCTATGGGGCTGCCTTAATCGGTGGCCCCAAAATTTTTTCGCCGCTGGCGCGGCGAATCTGGCAAGGAGATAGGACAATGAGATATCCGAAATGGGACGATTGGCTAGGTGGTATCGCCATCATAGTAGTAACGTTGTTTATCCTTCTCTGGTAATACAGCGTTACGATAGGACAGTAGGCGCACAACATCACACCCTGCGCTTGCGGTGAGGCCCTTCTCTGAGAGTGAGGGGAGAGGGGGTGTGTGTGTGTGATGTGATGATCTGTTGTGATAGCGGGTCATTTTAATTTTAAATGCAATCAATGGAGATTGAAATGTTAGATACTATGAACACTACAGACTGGGACTTTGCGATTGACATGGAGCCATGCTTAGACATGCGCGGCAATGAGATACCTAAGATGCGTAACTTAATACGCACTGACACAGGTGAATCGCTTGGCACTCACAAGTCTAAGTATAAACCAATCACGCACAGTGATGCGGTCAATTCAATCATGGACTCAATCAAACAGGCTGACATTAGCTCAGACTACAGCGTTAAGACACACGTTGCAGACAACGGCGCTAAGATGCGGCTTGAGGTATTGTTCAACGACATTATGTTAGAGGACGCTGAGGTAAATGATTACATTCAGTACCGTGTTCAAGCATACAATAGCTATGATGGTAGCTGGGCCTTCCAACAATCAGCAGAAGGCTTTCGTTTGTGGTGTCTCAATGGCTGCACTACAGCCGAAACCGTGTCCAAGACATGGGCCAAGCATACGACTAACGTAAGCGTAGATAGTTCGGCTCATAAGATAGCTGATGGTCTTGAAATGTTCCTTAATAGCAAGGGAGTATGGGAAGCATACAGAAGTACACCTGTCACTACCGAACAAGCAGAGTCATTCTTTAAAAAGACTGTATGTAACGTACAACACAAGGCAAGTCATGCTAAGTTTAATGACAGGCAGTTACAGAATCTACTGGGTGGCTTTGATAATGAGCGAGCGCAGTTAGGTAATACCAAGTGGGCTTTGTATAACTGTCTAACATCATGGGCTACACACACGGACGAAGCCAAGTCGCCAGAGAATGCGAGACGTATTCGTGAAGCAGCCATCATCAAGGCCATGAAACACAAGTCATGGTTAGAACTAGCGTAAGGAGAAAGCGCATGTATTCACTAAGTATTCACAATGTAACTAAGGTTGAGCTTAAAGTTACCAAGCTATTCAATAACTTTGGCAGTCGTGATCTTGAGATTACTACTGTAGATTATGAAGGCAAAGAGACTCAGCATACTATTGGTTTGTATGGCAAAGGTCATGCAGATTTAGTGCCTATTGTTGATGGCTTAGTTACACATCACTATGCGGATGATGACGATGATACTACACAAACAGCAGCTTGAGTTTGTAGCTGATATGTTGGGGCGGTCAGTTAGCTGGCCGTCTCACCTTCATGTCTTTGCTGACGAGTTGGAACAAGCCAATCCTCGTTTTAACAGAGATAAATTCATTCAACGTGCAACCAAGGCTTGGGAAGATCAGCAGCCTTTAGTGGAGATAGACGATGACATACCCTACTGATGATTGGGTAACTGCATACGCAAAATTACCTAAGCCTAGCTATTGCGGTACTTGCTATGGCAGGGGCGTAACGGAAAAGGATGTACCTGTTATTGATTATGTCAATGGTGGGTACATAAAGACACGTTATGAAACCTGCCAAGAGTGCGGCGGCGATGGCTGATTATCTTGAAACTTGGCCTGAGATTAAAGCAAGGCACAAGCGAGAGAAGATAGAGTTGCTGCAATCATTGTGTAATCATTACACTGTGGATGTAGCGGCTCATATCTTAAATACTAAACAAGCAACCCTTAGAAGATACGCTATAGATCATGGCGTTAGGTTCCTACGAAAGATACGGAATGGAAAATACAATTACGAATCACCGCATGAAGTTACTGTTAGCTGCAAAGATACTTGAAGTACGCAAGCAAATGATAACGACTAAAGCTCTTGCGGAAGTATCAAAGACAAGCAGACAGTCAGCAGTGGATAAGCTACAGCGAATGCACCCCACTTATTTTAACCGCGAAGGTTTAGTATTTCATTCCAGTACAGGCAGAGTGATGCAGTATTCTTTGACAGAAAAAGCAAAACAATTAATCAAGGAGCACTTGACCAAGTTTGCATAGTCGCAGTACTAGATAGCATGGATAGTTATTATGATATGCTAATTAAGAAAGCTGCGGAAGCTAATGTACCATTGGCTAAAGCCTTCATCAAAGCTGGTGTACCTACCTCTACATACTACAGAACTCTCAATGGTTCAGAGTTAAGGTACAGTACAGCTAAGAAAGTATGGAGAATGCTAGAGTTATTAATGGGCGCTCATCCTAATTACGACAAACGTAAACTTACCCCACCAAAATGAAACCTTACGACTACATAATAGGTGAACTTATTAGTAGGCGAAAAGACTTAAAGCTATCTCAAAATGATTTGGACTTTAAGATAGGATGTTCAGACGGGTTAGTGCAAAAGTGGGAGACACAGAAGCGTATACCTAGCGGCTTTATGTTATCATGCTGGATTGATGCGTTAGACTGTGAGTTACAAATTAAACAAAGGTAAGTCAGCTTACTGCGATCATTGCGATCAAGAGTGTAGGTATTATGTAGCTATACTGTCGGGAAAGTATCCTAAGACGCATTGGTTTCTGTGCATGCCTTGCTATGAGGAGGATAGATGGCAAACAAAAATAAAAACAAAGGGACTTACCATGAAAAATGGTTCGTTGAATGGCTCAAGTCAATCGGCGTTGAGTGCAAGCGAGTCCCCCTTAGCGGAGCGCTCGGTGGAGAATGGAGCGGAGACATTCACCTCACACTGGACGGACAAAGATGGTTGGTAGGTGAAGTTAAATACAGAGATAAGTCTAACTTCCCTAGTCCATTCACTGTCTTAGAAGGCAGAGACATAGCCTTTTATAAACGAAGAACGGGTAAACCTCAGACCTTAGTTATCATGTCAGGCGAAGAGTTTGAGAAAATTATACAAGGAGAATTGTTGCTATCAAAGTTTGAGAAAATTATAGAAGGAGAATAACATGGCAAGAAAGCCAAGGGTTCCAGACTCAGAAGAGTTTAAATTATTTTGGCAGTCATACCCAAGACGAATAGGTAAGGGCGTAGCGCGTGCAGCATTTACATTAGCGTGTGAAATAGAAAGTGCAGAAGTAATTATAGAAGCTGCACAAAAGTTTCAGTTAGTTAGTGTCAACACAGAGATACGCTTCATTCCTCACCCTGCTACATGGCTCAACGCAGAGCGATGGGAAGATGATCTATCACACTTTGATAGCAACAATAACTCACGTCTTGATGACATACTCAATGCACAGTGGGATGATAATGTGTTTAGCTTGGAGGATAAACGCAATGGCACAACTTGATTATAACTATAGAACACAAGCCATAGGCAAGTGGTTGCAAGCTACACTCAAGCGGTACACACCACCGCAAGGCATGACCAACGAAACTCTATTGCAAGAGATGAAGTTCATTGTGCAAGACGTCAATGGCATCATGCCCAATCATGTCAACGATGGCTTGATTGATTTGTTTTTAGAGAGAACAGACAGACAGGTACGCGCCATCCATGGAGCGCGTAACTGGCCGTCTGTCAAAGTGTTTGTCACTGCTGCCAAGTCTGCTGCTGACGAGACTAATCGTGCTGTAGCTACAGAAAATAAAAGCGAGTGGGACTTTAATCCATTTACTGCCATAGAAAAAAGAGTCAAAGCCAAAGATTATGTGCCAGTTGATTATCTATATGGTCGGCTATCGCATGGCTTGGTTCATACAACTACAGTTACAGACGATGAACTGGATGAATACAGGTTTACCTACGAGACTAGACTAAAGGAGGAACAAGGTGACAAGACCGCCAATGCAACGATTGAAGAGCTTACCTCTAAGCACAACACGTTTAAACAGGATTGGCATATTAGAGAAGCGAGTGGAGAGACTGAATCACCTGATAGAAATGCAGATAGAAAGGGACGGTGGCAGAAAGCAAGACATGAGTATATCCCAATGGCGCAGCGAGTTGGTGCTAGTGCTTGAGGAATTATTTAAAATAGCTGTTGATGTTGCTGCACATATGCAGTACAAATAGCATTGATAACAATGGAGAATGTTATGAAACGTACAGGATTTATAGGTGGATCTGACTGTGTAAAAATTATGCAGGGAGATTGGTACGATCTATGGCAGATCAAGACGGGCAAGATACCTAGCCCTGATCTTAACGACAACCTTGCGGTACGCATGGGTAGTTACACTGAGTCATTTAACATGCAGTGGTTTGAGGAAAACATGCCCAAGCGTGACATGAATGATTACCTAGTTCACAACCATCAGTATGAATATGAGCGCAATGTTGATGGCGTACCTATGAAGGGTACGATTGATGGCATGTGCCGTGGCTCTATCGTTGAGTGCAAGCATACCAATTCATACAACACTATGGATGCGTTGATTGAATACTACATGCCACAGTTGCAGTGTTACATGAAGCTGTCTGGCAAAGACGGATGCTTCCTCTCTGCTTTTTTTGGCAACAACAAGTGGGAGTGTTCGCATATTGCATGGAGCGAGTCATACTTTAACCTTATGATGACTGCGATCAAACAATTCTGGCATCATGTAGATACAGATACAGAGCCACTTGGCTACGATCAGCCAGCAACTATGAAGATAGATAGCATACCTGTAGATGATATGATTAAGCGTGATGCCAATAGCGACAATCACTTTACATCTATAGCTCACGATTACATTGGCAACGAAGCCTATGCCAAATCGTTTGAGTCAGCAAAGAAAAGTCTCAAACAAATGGTGGGAGATAACGAACGGGAGGTGTACTGCGACTTGTTAACTATACGCAGAGACAAGCGCGGGTCACTTAGAATATCAACACGCAAGGAGAATGCACATGGTTGAGAAAAGAAAACACGGACGTCCAAGTAAAAAAGATCAAGAGCTTAGAGCTATGCAAGTTAAAGGCACTTACAAAGATAGCATTGCTGTACGCAAAGCAAAAGCAAAAGATCAAGCACAAAAAGAACTTAATCAAAGACATGAAGGCGCTGTTAATCTACGGTATGTAGCTGAGCGCCTTCGTGACATAAAAAATATGGACGAAGTAGAAGCATTCTACAAAGAGTGTGTCTACAATATTGGTATCAACACACTGCGTAATGGAGAAGCAGATGGATAACCTAGACATATGGAATAGGGTTGAGCAATCAGACCCTAAATTCCTAAAGCAAGTGAGCTTTGGCGCACGATCATTTACAGCTATTGATCCTATGTATCAGATACGCTGCGCTACTGCAGAGTTTGGCCCCATTGGTAAAGGGTGGGGCTGGATCAACCAGACTAGATTTATTGATCTATCCAACGGTGACAAGGCTGTAGTTGCAGACGTACAGGTATGGCACGGTGAGTTGGTCAATGCCTTTGGCCCCTTTACTGGGTGCCGTAAGTTCTTTGATGCAGCCAAGGGCAGACTTGCCGAGGATGCACCGAAGATGGCTGTCACTGACGGCCTAACCAAAGCCCTATCACACTTAGGGTTTAACGCTGACGTTTTCCTTGGGAAGATGGACGGCAACAAGTACGCCGCAGATAGCGGCAGCAAAACCGCTGGCAATAGCTGGTAAATACAGGAGCCAAAAGCATGGCAGAGTACGACAACACTAACTCAGGTGCAGCATTCAAACCATTTGATACGCAGCGCATGATACTACAAGGCAAGCTCAACAATCAGGGTCACGATAGTAAGATCGTACTTGTAGCAGATCAGACAAAAGCTGGCATGAAGATCATTGAGGTGTATCAAAAGCTAGGCGTTATGTTTGAGAACGATAAGAAGAGCAATGAGAAAGCGCCTGACTACTCAGGGCCAGTAGATAATACCAAATTAAAACTAGCAGGTTGGAAGAAGTCTAAGGATGGTGGCAACTATATGTCTCTCGCCCTCTCAGAAAGCCAACAGCAACAGACTCAGAGTCTTGATAAGGCCAAGGTGCCTGAGATAGACTTTGACGACGAGATACCTCCGTTCTAATGTCTGGTGATAAAATTGAAAGACCTTTGTTTAAAAGGATAGGAGAAATGACTAATACAGATTGGGAAAGAATAGAATCACAACCTGCTGTAAGACACGAATTTGATCCTGATGAACCACACTTTGATGGAGATGACTATGTGCATGAGCGTGACTTCAACAGGCTCATGCCACAGTTACAAAAAGTAAAACAATACATGGAGGAAAATGATTGGGTTACGCTATCTGAGTTGAGCAATGCAACGGGCGCACCAGAGGCAAGTGCAAGCGCTGCATTGCGAGACTTACGCAAGAAGAAGTTTGGCTTTCGTACTGTATCAAGACGATACGAAGGCAACGGACTCTATGCTTACAAGCTAGAACCGGCTGACTACAAAGAGCCAGTAGAACCAGAGATAGCAGACGATTGGTGGAAGCACATATAAGTCTATTGAGTTGTATAAAATTATGCGGTATATCGTAGTCACCCGCATAAGATTGTAGTTTCTCCCTAGTCTTATGATCTTCCTCCCTTGGGCGGTGATGTTTCTCCATTGCATCATCGCCCTTTTTTTATACCATCAATTCAAAATGCGGTGCATCTATAAATGGTCTGCGACCTTGCGATCTGCGTAAATCTATATAAGCATTCATCGCACCCTCGGCAGTAAGATCGCAGCCACCAATGTCATTGATATGCCAAGCTGCGCCCCACCTTAACGGAACCTTTTCATAGCCAGCACCCTCTGCCATAGCGTCAGCTATCTCGTCGTATAGATTAAGCTCCCATCTGCCGCCGCCATTGTAGGCCATAAGATCAACAGCCAAACCATCCAAGTGTTTACTCTTCATGGTCTGCGATGCACCAGAGGCAACCAACTTACGCTGTTCAGCCTTGGTACGGATGCCACAGATTACAGAGAAGTCTTGTTTAGTTACAGTAATAGCATAGTAAACAATGCGTTGAAGCCTGTCATCTACAGTGCCTAACTTCTGCAAGCTGCGCTTGCCTAATACATAACCCATTACTTTTTAAATCCTCTCATTGTTCTAATGCCAAAGCTGGCGGCTATACTTGCATACATACCCCACTGTACCCACAGCGGTGTAGTCTCAAGATTAGCAAAGCCTTGTGCCATTACGTCCTGCATAGAAGGAATGAAGTTCATCAAAAGAATAGCTACAAACACTACTGTCCATAGCTCGTCCTTCCACGAATCCTTACTGGCCTCTATAGCTGACTGTTCCCAATCAGTTTCAGAGGTAGCCTTCTTCAATGCTATCTCAGCGTTAGCTTTTTGTACTGCTGTCTTACCGTCTATGTAACTACTAGCAAGACCACTGATCGCAGTAACAATACCGCCTATCATTTTTCGTGTGACAACCAGACAGCAAATGCTCCTGTCATGGCACCTGTAACTACAGAAATTAATGAAGCCTGTTGCGTTGATATGTCAGGCATAGATAAGGCCCACTCAATGCAGCGCACATAAACTACAGTCATTACAAACATCATAAAACGAGGTAGAAGTTTGTACTCTAGTATCTTAGAAAAAACTATTGTCATTCAAAGCCTCCTTGCAAGCCTTCCATTATCTCTTTGACAGTTGGACGCCGCTTTACATTAGGAGAATAACGACACTGAAACTGTCTCGGACACTCTTTAAAACTAAAACTTGGGTAGTGATACCCTATCGTATTATTTGGCCCTTTGTAAATGCAAACCATTTCGCCTTGTATCTTAGTGCGTTTAGCTAACTGGCAAATAACAAACTCAGGATTAACCAAACCAGCATAAAAATAAGCAACAAGAAAAATCATTTAGTAGCCAACACAATTAAATAAATTCCACCACCAAGCAAACCAATTATACCTAAAGACAAAGCAGCTATAGCAGCATTATTAGCTATTTGCCTCTTAGCTTCCATCGCAGCATACACAGTTTCTTCTCTTTCCTTACGAATTTGTCTACGCATTTGCAACATATCGTCATATGTTGATGGGCCGAAGCGCATGTTAAGCATAAACTTAATCTCTTTCTCGCGTTCAAGCAGAGTCTTTTTGCGGATAACAATGTCCATTGCTTCCTGTTCAATGTCACCGCTATGAGAATGTTTCTCTAAAAGAGTAGGTTTCTTACGTTGAGATTCAGCTTTAGATATGTCAGCAACAGCAGAGTACCAAGAACCGAGCTGTTTGCTTACGTCTTCTAGCTCACGACCAGCACCAACAAGAGTCTTAATACTTTTAAATGCAACATTGGCAGCAGCAAAAGCAGTAACAGGATCAATCATAAACTGTTACCTCATTTGGATTTACCTTCTGAGGAATACAGTAAGCAGTGCCATAGTCATTAGATTGTGGGTAGCCAAAGCGACGAACTAACTCTTGAGCATACCAGTTACAAATATCTACTCGCCTAAAATAAAGTTCAGACTTTATAGGGACGCGCTCTGCTCCCATGCCGAGATAAAGAACAAGAACAAAAACATGTACCACATGCTTACCCCATCCTGCTTAGAATAGTTAAAAGCATAATGATAGTTGCACCAGACGTGGCTATAAGCACAGTTTCAAGTCGCTTGATCCGAGTAAAGACTTCCTTGAATTGGATTCTTACTTCTGTCTGCAAAGCAACTACATCCTTTTCTAACGCGGAAACACGATCATTTATATCTGGCATTAGCTAGGCTCACTTGGCCAAGTAACAGAGTTTGGAAAGCCAGCTTGTGTAGGTATGTCACGTAATGCAGCACGATAAGTTCGCCATGCGTCTGACATCGTAACATCACTGTTAGCCATCCAATCGGTAGCAGCTAGTTTAGCGTCACGCTCTTTACGAACTTGAGCAGCGGCCCTGTCATTAGCCCCTGCCGCCCATGCTTGTTCTTCCGCATCACGTGCGGTTTCTTCTTCTGCTGTAAATTGTACTCGTTGCCCATCTATGTTGTGGTATCTTGGCATCTGTCTCTCCTATGAGTTTACTATTCCAAACATAGTGATTTCGCCTGAGGCTATGTTACCACTAGAAAATTGAAACCTAATTGCATCAACATCTGCCGCAACTAAATGTACCTGACCGTTACCATGCGTCCTATTATAAGCAGGCCCAAGAATATCGCCATTGGATTCAGTAACAATCATACTGGGTTGAGCATATGTATAACCTGTATTGTGAGGCGCATA